GTTCCTCATAAACTTAATTTAGAATGTGGTAATTTTCTAATTAACAAAATAAACAAAAAAGAAAAGATAGATATTGATATAACTTCTGAAGAACTTGACTGCTTCGGAATTCAAACGTTAGAAGATATTTTAGGAGAAGAATTAGACAATGAATCGCGTTAATCGATGTACTGACTGTACTGCTGGAATTATGTGTGAATGTGGAAAATCAAAAAAAGCAAAAAAAGAAAACGTAGAGCATCCTAATCACTATTTAAAGGATAGTGGACACGAAGTTATTGACGTTATTAACGCATGGGATCTAAACTTTGAACTTGGAAATGCTATAAAATATATTGCAAGAGCTGGTAAAAAAGATCCTAAGAAAACAATGGAAGACTTAAAAAAAGCTAAATGGTATATACAACATCAAATCGATCGAATCAAAAAATAATTTTTAATAATTAATTTTCTTTTTATATATAAAAAAACAGCTGGGAGAAGAAATGATTAAGATTAAAAAAATAGTTTGGGATTTTTCTGATACGGAATTTGAAGATTGTGACTATGAAGACGCAAGGAAGATTGCAATATTACCTAAGAGTATTTCTTTAAAAGAAGAAGACTTAGACACTGATGCCTGTGAAGAAGATATTACTGAATATCTTGTAGAAAATTATGGCTTTGAAGTAAAGTCTATTAAACTAGAGAAAGATGACTAAAGTGTAATTAAGTTTAATTTGTCCTTATAATATACAAAGGAGAAATAATGAAGGACGAAATTAAAAAGAAATTTTTAGGAATTAAACATAAATGGATCTATTTTCATATAGACTCTTCAGAATTTCAAATGCTTTTAGATAGAATATCTGGAATGGTTCATTCAAATAGTATTAAAAGTAAAGATGCAATCAATATTGTTAAGTGCTTTAAGAAGCAAGAAAAAGCTTTTGTTAAGTTTATTAAGACAGTTGGTAGAAAAAACTTTCATTGTCAATGTCAGATTATAGATAAAGACAATAACAAGTTTATTTTAGATTTAACACCTCAAATGGTTTTAGATTCTCATTTGTTATCTAATACGCCTAAAGCTTTAAAACTATATAAATTAAACGAAAAAAACAAAGGCAATTGGAAAAAACCTGATGATGGTTTTGTTGATCCTGTTTCTTATCCTCCTGTCGAAGAGGAGTTAACAGAATTAGGTTATCAAATGTACAAAGATTGGACAGAAGAAGTTGCAGCTTCTGGTATGAGTAGCATTGACTATATAAGAAAATTACGTGGAATAGACAAATATTACAGGAGTAATAAATGAATAATTGTAAAATATGTTATGAGCAATTTCCACTAAAAAGAAAAAAATTAGGCTATGAAGTTTGTATAAGATGCGGAGATAAAATAGCTAATGAAGAATCAATTAGAAAATCTAAATGTATTGCACCACTATTTAACAAAGGAGCCTATCAATATATAGGCAATATTAAAGAAGCAAAATACATCGGTAGATAATTATAATTGAATAGCTTTGTGTGAGTTTAAAATGTCTAACTGCTGGAAAACAGGAAAGAGAGAATTTATAACTTTTAATGAGATATGTAAAATTCTTCAAGAGGTTACACTATCAGACTCGCACATGATAATTGTAGGTTCTGATAGTGTTAAACTAGGGTATAACTTTGTTTTTACTAAAGCAATATGTGTGTTAAACAATGAATATTATAACAGTAAATACTTTTACTTTAGAGATAAAATTGAAGACGATTCTTACTTAGATTTATCAAAAAGATTGCTTAAAGAAACAGTTGACTCTATTAATCTTGCAATGAAGATTAAAGATATTTGTTGTGATGCAAACATAGAAATACATGCTGATGTTAATCCTGACGCAAAACATTTATCATCTAAATATAAAAATATGATATCAGGATACATTCAAGGTTGTGGGTTTGATGTTAAAATAAAACCTGATTCTTTTGTAGCTTCTTCAATAGCTGATCACCATACTAGAAAATCATAACAAAATGAACCATTTTCTTTTCTTAGTTGAAAAAGATGATCATCTAATGGGTTACAACATATATGACACTAAAAAAAAAATTATAAACTTTACAATTGAGTCTGGTGTTTATTTAGCATTTAGCGATGATTCACTTTATAACAAAAAAAAAGAGGGTGATCTAATAAACTTTCTATACAAAAGCAAAGTTTTATTAGTTAGAAAAAAGTTAGCTCTAGAAAGGAAACTGTAAGGAAACTCTAACCTATTTATAATAATCTATAAGGAGGATAGAAATGTCAAGATTACTTTTTACTTTTTCTAATGACGATAGATTTTTTAATACAGGTAACAGTAAAATTATTGTTGTTGAAGGTGTGCCTAAAGACTATCGTGAAGAGTTATGTGATATCATTGAAGAAAACAAACTCCCATATCAAGAATTAAAACATCTTGTTGAAAGTTGGGGAGGAAATATTCAGATGTTTTTATTAACTGAGTTGATTAGTAATTTAAAAAAAAATTAATATAGGGGGTTCACGTTTAAAATTTAGTGTTTAAATTATGCATATCAAGTAATACGTTGAAAAAGAAAGGAAATTAATATATGACAATTGACGCAGTACTTACATCATTACTTAGAGACTTAAATTATTCTTGCTACTATCCAGACCACTCTAGCAGAGTTTCATCTTCTTATAAAGTGGTTGAGCAAGACAATAATATTGTTTTTAAGTTTTTAGCGCCAGGAATTAAAGAAGAGCATGTTGATATTACTTTTGACAGAAAAAAGCTAATCATTAAAAGTATAGAAGATTCTGGTGATAAAGACTTTAAAATTAATTTTAACGAATCTATCTCTCTTTATAAGTCAGTAGATATTGATAAAAGTTATGCAAGCTTAAATGAAGGAATTCTTACAGTTACTATGCCAATAGATAAAAGTGAAAGGACAAGAAAAATTAGTTTTCAATAATTAAAACAAACTATAATATGTTTTATTAAAGCCAGCTTCTTGCTGGTTTTTTTATATTTGCAGTTTAATTACTGCTCACTGTAGAAGAAAAAATAACATCTCCACCATCTGATATTTCTATGGTTTCTATATTATCCTCAAGCATTCCAACATAACCTAGACCATTCATAAATAGCTCACAATCAGTTGCATACAACTTAGCGTTATGCTTATCGAGTAAAACACGAAGCTCATTTAAAAAGTTCACCACCTTATCGTTTGAGTTTGATGTTAATACTACTACTTCTTCTTTAAATCCAGATGACATTATTACCTTTCTTTCTTGCAAATATTAGATCAATCCTGGGATTGTAAATTGTGAAAACGTTTTAAATAAGTATACATAGCTACAGTATTTTTATATTTTTACTATACATTCGAAGAAGCTTATTGTCTACATAAATTCTAAACCACTTCAAACTATCGTTTGTACGAAAACAACTTTCAGATAAAACTAAACAGAATCTACCTTTTAGCTTTCCTGTTTTTATTATGCCAATTCTGTTACTTGACTCAGTATGCATACCTTCTGCTTCGTCAATTTCTCAATCTACTTTTACTTTTTTATATAGAGATATAATAGAAAATATTACAAACAAGTAAAAAATATTAAATATATTATTAATTTGATTGCAATTTTGTTTAGATATTGTTTCTATATTTTGTATATCTACATTATCGATAATTGGATCGCTATAGCGTGGCGTTTCGCTTATATTAGAAACATCTGTTTTTTGCGTATGATAACTATTAAAGCAAGATGAATTTCCCCAATGATATGGACATTCGTCATTAACATTTAAAATTTGGTCATTATCTATATCATCATCACATAAGTCACCATAATAATCAGCATCATTATTTTCTTGTAAAGGATTCCATACATCTAGGCAATTGTCACACATATCGCCTCTTCCATCTCCATCTCTATCTAATTGCTCTGGATTAGGATATCTTATACAGTTATCAGACGAATCTTCAATACCATCGTCATCATAGTCATCAGCGTGTTGATATGTATCACCCAAGTCTGTATTTGCAATTAATATAGAACCTCCTCCACCTCCTCCTCCACCACTTTGATTAGGTGTGCCACAATCACCAAAATTATTGTCGCATTCATAACTTTGACCATATGATAAATTGTTAAGAAAAATAAATAAAGACAAACAGAGACCAAAATAAAGCTTCATTTTAATTACCCTTAATTAGGTGAATCCACCCGGGAAGATATTCACTACCGTTAGATGTAAAGACAGCATTTTCAAAAACTTGTCTCGAATATTTTGTTACTCCATTATAGTCTCCAGTTCCATAACCACATTTAAAACATTCACTCCATCTTCCAGCTGGATCATTAACATAATAATATTGACCATCATATGCTCTTACTACTACAACATGTCCATAAGAAGTAAAATATCCGTGAACAATTACTATATAGCCTTGAAATAAAGCATCTTTTAAATCTTCTGGTGTTGCATTAGTATAGGTATTAATAGTGCTTGTAGAAGCATAATGTTTATAAACGTAGTTTAGCCCTGATGGTGATTGCGCCATATCTTTTCCCCATCTTTCAAATATATTGTCTGGTCGTATTATATATTGAAAATGACTTAAAACCATTGCTATTGATGTGTTTTGACATGTTGCAAAAGGATAATTTTTATTGTCGTATTGATTATAATAAGGCAGATTAACAATTTGAAAGGATTGATTTTGTTGTTGTATAGTTTGTTGTTCCCATAAACTTTTTGGTTCTGCACTTACATTACACAAAGTATGAGCGTCACCTTCTCTTACGCAAGCACAAGGACCTTCCATGCAATCATACTGCTTTGATTGAAAATTATAAGTTACAGCGTAACTTGAATAAATACATTGACTATCACAAGCAGCACCAACATGTCTAGTTTCTAAATATGATTTGTCTCTAAAATCAATTTCATACCCTTGATAAGATGATAATTGATCAGAACAATCAAACACAAAAAGTGTTAAAAATAACGCTATCAAATACTTCATAACAACTCCTATATAGCTATAATATAACTATATTCCAAGTTTTATAAATCTTATGTGACTTGCTATGTATACACCCTGCTTCGTCAAATCTGCTAATCTTTTTGCGAATACAAAAAAACCAGCAAGAAGCTGGTTTATAAATGTCATAACTAAGAAAAAATCAAGACATGTTATTAAGTTCTTCGTATTTTTTCCTAACTAGTTGTTCTACTGTACAATTTGGTGGTAAACCATGCATTCTACATTCTTGTTCCAATCTTTCTGGGCTTAGTGTGCGATACATTTCAGTTTCATTTTTAATAAACATTTCTTCACGATCAAGTTCTTCCTGATCTAAGCGATACATTTCATCTTCTTCGTCTTGCGCTATTCTATCTCTAAGATCTTTTTGAAATTTCATTACATCTTCATAGCTATCAGGCTCAGGACCAAGATCATGCATGCTTTCAGCAATAACATCTCTTATAATTCTTCTTAAACGACTTTCAGTTAATCTCATAATACATACCTTGTTTTTCTATACGAATATATATATTATTTATCATTGTTAAGATTTATATTTTTTTGAGTTCTACAATGTATATAAGGTTTTACATAACCTATCTCGTATCCTTTATCTAGATAATCTTTTATTTTATCTTTTCTTACACTTATATTTGTACAAAGATTTGTCATAAAAACATAGTCTTTATTATGATGAGGAAAATCTTTAAAAACATAGTCCCGCATTATTTTATTGCTTTCAAGCTTTGAGCATTAACTGTATCAATTCCTCCTTGAGGAAATAAAACATAATATCTTAAAATAGATTCTGAGTATATGAACGAAGGTAGAGTACTATATACTTTTAACACTAGAACAGGAATATCTCTATATAAACATAATTTACCTGATAGATCAGTATTTTCTTTTATCACTATGAATAACCTTTATTACAGGAAATCTTAATGAGTATTCACCATTTTGGTTTTGAGATTCTTCAAAGTATTGTACAGTTATTTCTTTGCCTACAATATCCTGTGGGTTTTTAAAATAGTGTTTGCGTTGATCAATACTAAATCCACTACCAACTCTTACAATATTATCTTTGTGTTTTATAGCAACACCACTTAACATTTCTTCTTCTACTTCAGTACCTTCCTTGATATACCTAAGTGGACCAAAAAAAGTATCAACAACAGTATACTCAGCATCATAGAACGTTTTAACTTTTAAAATATCGTTTGATCTTTTTCCTTTATACATATCATCTTTTCGAAGCATTAAACCTTCCCAGTCTTTTTCTGATGCTTTGTTTGCAAGTTTATCTAACTCTTCAAAAGACGATACAGGTATTTGACTTAAAAAGTCTAAGTACTTTAGCTCTTTACCTAGTAACAGGTTTTGCAAAGCAAGAACTCGTTGTGAGAAAGAACCCGAAGAAGCTTCACCTCTTTTAAACATATCTGAAGGTATGAAGTCAAAGATTTGAAACAAACCGTTTTGTATTATATGATCTTTACGACCAATTTCTTTCATTATACTTTGAAAATCTTCATCGCCTTTTTCATTTACTATACACATTTCTCCGTCATAAACAACGTTTTTAACGCCTAAATTCTCTATTTCTTTTTCTACCAAGGATAACGTATGAAATTGTTTTCCTGCTCGTGAGAATGATTTAGCTTTTCCTTTTTCGTCCACCACAACAAGGCAGCGAACACCATCGAGTTTTCTTGATACATACCAAACATCTTTCTTAAAGTCTACTTTCTTCTTTGTTTTGTCGTCATACTTATTAGCTAACGCTACATTGAAAGTAGGTATTAAGCTGGGGATCGCTTTATTGATTAATTTTACCGATGCCCTAACTTTTAAGTTTCTATCTAAAATCAAGTGAATGATTTGTTTATATTCTGGATTACAATAAATAAACCCGTTTGTTTCTTCTATTGCTTTATGACCTGTAATTAGTCTTAAATTTAATGAGTCCAACAGATCAAATATGGAACTAAATTTTGTATGTTTATTGCAAAGATCGGGTCTCTTATTTAAAACTTTTGGTGTAATATTATATTGTATATAAGAATTATATGTATAATATAATATTCTAATTACATTTTTATTTGCTAATCTGATTATTTCTACCTTATCGTTTGTTGAAGTAGAAGAGTTCATTTTTTCTATAAAGGCATTAATATCATTAATCATTAAAACGTTCCAAAAGTTTTCATTAATATAACATAGACTAGAGAGAAGAATAATAGTTCAACCATACAAAAAAAGCCCAACACAGCTAGAAATAAACTAAAATTAGATTTATATATCTTTTCGTTGTGTTGAGCTTGATCAAAGAATATTGCTACATTAAAACATATTATCAGGATAAAACCTAAGTAATATAACATATCAATATCTTTTCTTTATTTAATCTTATCTAAGTCAGCTCCAGCTGAAATAGCTACAGCTTCTAAGAATAACTTTGAGTTATAAGGTATTCGTTTATTAATTCTTTGACACTTGTCATATACAGCTTGAACTCGTTTTAAAGCATCCTTTGGAGATGAAGAGGCAAATACATAGTCAACAACACTCTTTTCATATTCTCCGAGTCCGTGTCTATCAATAGTAATCTTATAACGCATCATTTTATTTTTATTCCTTTTTAGTTAGTGTATTGTCTTGCAGCTATTTCTGCTTTTTGCGTATTTTCGTACTTTCCAAGATAAGTCCAGCCTTGCGACCATTTATTTTGGGCTTTATGATATAGTTTAACTTTGTTATTTTCTTTAACAAATTTAAATGTTTCACTATTAAAATTATATAACATAACTATCTCTTTTACAATTATTTTACATGTTTAT